AGCTTGCTGGCCAGCCAGCGCCGGGTGTCTACCCGCAGCTTGGCCACCTGCGCCTCCTGAGGGCTGGCAGCGTCTGCAATGTCGATTGTCTGCTCGGCTAAACTCTGCCCTGCACGCACACGGGCGCGCGCGTAGGCAGCCATGCGTGTCTCGCCCCCTTTCTCTACCCACCGATCAAAAGTCGTATTCCCCACCCCCAATACCTTGCACAGTGCGGAGATGGTGCCGCCGGATGCAATGAATTCGATCACGGCATCCTCACCACCGAATGCGTGAATAGCCTTGTTGGCAAAGCTGACCTCTGCCTTGCGTGTCTGTGCAGCCGCAATGTTGGCTGCACCTTGATCGGCCATCTCAGCCAATGAGTTTCTCGCCATTCAAATACTCCTTGATGATTTCAAAACCTTCTGCTGCTGATCTGGCTACCGTGCAAAGGTAGCCTCTGTTGTTTAGTTGCAACTGCAAAGACTTCTGCTCTTTGCTCTGCTGCCCTGTTGCTGTCTTCATCTCCACAAAAAGCCCGTGGTGCCCACCAGCAGCCTCCAAGACGCACAGATCAGGCATTCCAGCCAGTACCCCCTCCTGATGCAGCCTGACGCGCTCTGAGGCCGTTCTGTCGCCCCCATTCGGTATGGCCGCAATGATGATGTCCGGATAAAACGCTCGGACCCGCTGCACCAGTTTGACCTGCTCAGTGTGTTCAATGCTTTTTCTCAGTCTTGCCACCATGCATCGGATTCTACCGATGAAGGCTTGTCGATTGCCTTGGAATACAAATGGCATCGGTGCTTCAAATCGAATGGCTGTGTGGCCCCTCCAGTAGCCTGGCACTGCCATTCGCGCCATGTCACGGTTGCCCAGCCGTTCCTGACCTTGGCGTTGGTGAACATCCATTGCAGCGGCACTGCGTTGACCTTGCGGTGTTTTTCCATCTGCTCTGCTGGCATGGATTGCTTGCAATCCACGTTTACCGCATTAGCGCAGTTTGAGCATAAAACACGGTCATCCTCGACCCAATTTGCTGCCTGTGGATAACCTGTGGATAACTTTGAATTCAGCATCTTTTTTACCCCTAAAAATCTGTATACCTTTTAGGTATTCCTAATCCGGTAGACCCCAAAGGAATTTACCGCCTTACCGGATTAGCCCCATCACCATGACTTTTTCGCAGACTGGCCTGTGGATAAGTGGGGCAAATAGCCCCCACTTAATCCCCAGAACCAGCCATTGTCTAATCCGGTATACCGCATTACTACCGGATTACTACCGGATTACCGGATTAGATCAACTGCACCCAACCAGACAGACTTGGATCGACCTGAAACCGCTGGAAGATGGCCGACCCGACAGCCTTTCTGGCGTAGGACTGGTCGGCCTGCGGCACTGCCTGGTACACCTCGGCCCACTCCAACTTGTAGGCATCTTGGAGTTCTTTTGGCACGTTCGGGCGGCCTGGGCCTTTACGCATGATCACTGCGGCATGGGTATTGATCAGGGTCTGGATGAAGTTGCAGGCGGCATCAGCGGCATCGGTGATCTGCTGCTGGCGCTTGTCCTCTTGCTTGTTGGCGTTGAGTTGCTTCCGGTCTGTCTCTGTTGATGGTTGCGGTATGGCGATGCGGCACAACATGGTCTGTGGCTCTCCATACTGGTCGATGACGATTTCGGGGAATAGCTGGCTGTCGAACCTGATTTCCCTGAAATCTGGCTCGTACCGGGTTTTAGTCAGTTTCAGGTATCTGGTGTTGTCCTCGTCCATAAACAAGATGCCCGTCAGGGTGGCATCACCTGTGAAGGCTGATGCTCCACGGGCCATGGCGTCACTGTCTTGTCTGGAAATTGTTTTGTTGGTGTGGGTCAGGATGCTGATGGGTGTGTGCATTTGCACAAAGATGGTCTGCTTGAGGGCTGCCAGGTAGCTGCCGACCTCAGAGTTGTCGTTCTCGTTGTCGATGGCCATGGTGCTGTTGGCCGTGTCCAGCACCAGATGTGGCCGGATGTTGTCTACGGTGTGCCTGAGGACGTTGTGGGCAAGTGTGAGGAGGTCTTTGACATCAGACCGCTTGGCATCAATGACCACAAACCAGTTCAAGAGGTCTTGGGGGCTGATGTGGAAGTGCTTGGCATAGGCGAACAGGGTGCGGGTGATCTGGTCTGAGTCCTCTGTGACGAATATGGTCTTGCGGCGGGTTTTGGAGATCAGTGGTGTGTCGCCAATCTGGAACCCGGCCATGACCATGCAGGTGCTGATGACCGCGGTGGTCTTGCCGACACCTGGCTGGCCAGCCAAGACAAAGAAGGAATGCGCCCAAAAGCCTTGGATCAGGTAGTCGATGGGCTTGAGGCTGGAGATGTCGAGGGTCAGTTCTGGCCAGCCCTGTGGTTCTGGCTCATCCTGTGAGCTTGGCGTTGCGGGTACTGGATTTAAAAGACTTTGGAAATCTTCCACAGCGGATTTGCGCTCAGAGGCTTTGGTGGGTGGCTCCCAGCCGTTCTGCTTGGCCGTGTGGAACAGGGTGCCAAGGCCAATGCCCTTGCCTTGGTGGAATGATTTCCAGTGCGTGTCAATGTCCTTGTCGCCTTGGTACTTGGAGCCTTGGCTGGACCACTGCTGCCACATGTCCTTGCCTTGGCCGCCAAAAGCCGTGTGCAGGGCTTGGCCGATTTCAATCCACTGCTCATAGTCAATATCAGGGCTGATGAACTGGAGGGCATTGGCCGCACGGGCGTATTCGTCTTGCGGCTTGAGGATGGGGCTGAAGTCGATAGGGGTCTGGTTGGTGGTTGGCTTGGGCTGGTTCAGTTGGTGCTGCTCAATGATTCCCCACTCGGACAGCAGGGCGTGCAGGTCTTCAACTTCGATCAGGTCGCCCGTGAGTTGGGAGCCTGACAGCAGCACCGACTTGCCTGCGCTGTTGTCGAGGCCAAAGACCTCGACCTCTTGGCCAGCGGCCAGCTTGTACTTGGGGAGGATGTTGTCGGCTGTCTTGGCGATCAGGAAGATGTGGCGGCCCTTGCCTGAGACTGATATCTCGGTCAGGGCTTGGTTGGCCTTGACCCACCGGGCCATCTTGGTGATGGCCATGTTGGTGGTGGTTTGGCTGTGCTTCAGGTCAACGTCCAGCACCACCAGATGGCCACGGTCTGGGATGGCTGCGGCTTTTTGCAGCACCAGGCCAAAGTATTGGCCATGGGGCATGGCCTCCATGGCCCAAATGTCTTCGGTGGTGAACAGGGACTCGGGTGGCGTGTCACGGGCCACACCCATGGAGCCATCACGCTTATGGGGGATTTTCTTGGAGCCATCAAGGCTGAAAGTGCAGAAGCTGGCGGCTTGGTAGGCGCTGCCCAATTTGAGGGCAATGGTTTGGGATTGGTCAAACGTGGATGCTGGTGCATCGGGTAAAATGGACACTGGAAACTCCTAGTTGGGAACTCTCACCCCGGCATGATTCGCGTCATGTCGGGGTTTCTTTTTTTGGGGTTGGGAATGAATTCTATGCCTCGGACTTTTTGGCCTTGTCCTTGGCCAGTGATGCCGCAGCCTGCTTGATGCCGATCAGGTCTTCGGACACTTCGATGTTCAGGTCAGCAATGGCGGCTGGCGACTTGAGGCTGAATGCCTTGGGGTGGTCCTTCAAGGCGGCTGCGGCCAGTTCCTCTGACTTCCAAAACCGGGTCTTGCGGCCTGGCTTGAGATTCCAGCCACTGATTGTTTCACCACCTGTTAATTGCTTCTTGGCAGCCGTGATCACGGCCTCCGACCAGTCGGCTGCAAGGTGCGCCAGATCCAGCATCTCGGGGGTGATGGCTGTGTCGGGGGCAAAGTCCTTGCGTGCGTTGTCTTGGACCTTCTGGCGCATGGACGGGCAGATGGTCTTGGCTCGGCAGTACTTGCAGGCATCGGGTGATGGGTTGGTGGGTGCGTCTGGAGACAGGGCCAGGTTGGCTGCATGAACCAGGTCATGGCCATGGTTGACCAGATCAGCGCCACTGATGGTCCACTTGGAGTGGCCAGCACGGGGCTGGAAGATGTGCATGGTGCAGGTGATGTCCACGGGCGCATTGAACTGCCGCATCACGCCCAGGGCATAGGTCATCAGTTGCTTGTTGTTCTCGGCCTCGACCAAAACCCTTCCAGTCTTGAGATCCACGACATGAAGGTGGTTGCCATCGACCAGCACAGCGTCAGCAGTGCCGCCAAGGGCATGGTGCAGGGACTTCAGACCTGCGTCCACGTTGACCTCAATCATGCGCTTGCGGGGCTGCTCGACCAGCTTGTTGATGAATTCAACGTACTCCATGGCCATGTTGAAGTGATCGTCTGGGTGGTCGTTGGGGTTGACCGCCTCGCCTCTCAGCAGCTTTTCGGACAACTCATGAATGGCCGTGCCGATGGCTGCGGCCTCACCTGCTGGCTCATCAGGCATCTGTGATTCCAGACGCACAGAGCCTGGGCATTGCATGAATCGCTCTGTGCGTGATGCTGACAGACGGGCGTGTTTGCGTTCAGTGTGTTGCATGGTGGTCCTTAAATAAGTGGTTGTTGTTTGAAATCGTTAGCGGTTATGCCGTTAGATTTGTCGAACAAAGACTGCTGGGCATATGCCTGCTTAATGCGTTGGCAGGCAATGTCAAATGCTGCGGGATCAATTTCAATGCCGATAAATTTGCGGCCATTGCGAATACAGGCCACGCCCGTGGTCCCTGCCCCCATGTGCGTGTCGAGGACAGTGTTTCCGGCGCGGCTGTAATGCTGCACAAGCAACTCCATCAAGGCGGTCGGTTTTCCACCCATTCGGGCTTTGTCGTTCCAGCCTGGGCCAGCAACGTAGCCGCCTGGAAGCGTGCCCCATTTTCGGACAGCTTTTGTTCTGGCAACCACAATCCAGTCGGTCCAACTG